GATTCGGGGTGTGGACGCCGAAGGGGTTTGACTGGGTGTACCAGCGATTCGTTCGAAACGCGGTGGCCGGCTATGACGTAGTGCTGGCGAAACCGTTCGAGAACCGGCATGTACTGGATCGCGTTCCGGATTTTTACGACCGGCTGCGCGGCAGCTACGATCCGAGGTTTTTTGAGCAGGAGGCGCTGGGCGAATATTTGAACGTGCAGGCGGGCGCGGTGTATCCGGGCTTTCAACGGAACCGGAACGTTCGGGAAGTGGAGATGGATCGGAGTCTGCCGCTGTTTTGGGCGCTGGACTTCAACGTGGATCCGATGTGTTCCATAGTGGCGCAAAAGAGCGGCGAGCACGTTCGGGTATTGGACGAACTGACGCTGAGCCGGGCGAGCACGCTGGAGGCGTGTGAGGAATTCCATGCGCGGTATGCGAATCATCCAGCGGGAGTGGTGATTTATGGAGACGCAACGGGGCAGCGGTTGCAGACGGCGGGAACGACGGACTACCAGATCATCCGGGAGTTCTTCCGGCGGACCGCTTATCCGAGCGTGAGATTTCGCGTCCCGCCGAGCAACCCGAGCGTTCGGGAGCGAGTGGCGCTGGTGAACGCGAAATTGTTCTCGGCGAGCGAAGAAAGTAATTTGTTCGTGCACCCGCGATGCAGAGGATTGATCACGGACTTTGAAGAGGTGACTTACAAGCCCGAAACCAGCGTGATCGATAAAGAGCGGGATGCGAGGCGGACGCATTTATCGGACGCGCTCGGTTACTTGATTTGGCAGGAATACCGGCCAGGCGTTGCGTACGGCGAGCAAGGCCGGAGGCTCATCTAATGGCTCGGGAAAGACTTGATGAACATTGGCAACGTTGGTCCGGACATAACGCGCGAACATCCCGAATATGCCGCCAAGAGGGCAATGTGGCGGCAATACCGGGACTTGTATGCGGGGGGCGCGCAGTTTATCGCGAATGCGCAACAGTACCTGGTGCGACGCCAGAAGGAGCCGGGGGACGTTTTCGCGGAGAGGCTGAGCCGGACCTTTTACGAGAACTACATCGGCTCTATCGTGGACTGGTACACGGCGACGCTTTTCCGGCGGGAGCCGGTGCTGAACTTCGAGGGGAACAGCGAGCGGTCGAAGAAGTTCTTCGGCGTGTTCGCCGAGGACTGCGACCTCAAGGGGACGAATCTATCGGAGTTCTTCCGCAGGCAGTTTGTGGAAGCTCTGGTGTGCGGGAAAAGTTACGTGCTGATCGACTTTCCGCGATTGGAAAGCCAAGTGGGCACGCGTGCGGAAGAAGATGAACGGGGAGCATCGCGGGCCTACTTAGTAAGTTACGCGGCCGATGAACTGATTAATTGGAGTTACGACGAACACGGGCATTACCAATGGGTGGTGTTACGGACCCAAAGCTTACGGAAAGAGAAGCTGGAAGATGCGGCGTGGTCGAAGCAGACGCGCTGGGTGTATTACGACAAGGTGCAGTACCGGGTCTGGGAGCAGGTGGACGAAGGCGGCCGGCAGGGTCCGGTGGTACTCGCGGCGGAAGGGCAGCACGGACTCGCGAAACAGTCGCGCGTGCCGCTGGTCGAGTTGCAGGTATCGGACGGTTTGTGGCTGCTGAACAAGGCGGCATCGCTGCAGTTGGAGCACTTCAACAAGTCGAATGCATTGGGTTGGGCGCTGACGATGGGGCTATTTGCGATGCCGGTGGTGTACTCGGAGCGCGACTGGAACCAAGTGATGGGCGAGTCGTACTACATACAGCTCGGCCCGCAGGATCGCTTCGGATGGACGGAGCCGCAAGGGACGGTGTATCAGATTGCGGCGGACAATCTGACGCGGCTGCAAGAGGAAATCTATCGGGTTTGTTACGTAAGCCACGCGGGCGGAGCATTGTCGGGCAACTCGAAGCAATCGGGAGTCAGCAAGCAGCGGGATTATTCGATTACGCAGGAAGTATTGCGCGCCTACGGCGATGCAATCAAGGAGTCGATGAAGCGAGTTCTTCGAGCGGTAAACGCCGCGCGAGAGGACGGACTGAGCATCGATGTCTCGGGGATGGACGAGTTCGATATCGGCGATTTCGGTACGGAATTAGAGGATGCCCAGCGCCTGCTCGGCTTCGGCATCGAGTCGCCGACCTTGAAGAAGCAGGTGTTCAAAAAGCTCGCGTTTCAGTTTTTGTGCGATGTCCGGCAAGAAGTGAAAGACCGTATTGGGCGTGAGATCGATCGCGAGGCAGGCTAAGCGATGCGGACAGAGTAAGGGAGGCATATGGAAGAAGCGAAGACCGAGGGCGCGGAACTGCGCGGCCTGATTCGGGGTGTGATCGAGGAGTTTGTGCACGCCGAGCAGGTGAAGGCGGAGCCGGCGTACAAAGCCGAGCTGCTGGACGAGCGCAGGCGGCGTGAGGATTTGGAAAAGCGGGTGAACGATTTAGTCCAGGAGAACGCGCGGAGCCGGCAGATGGCGGAAGAGGCGGAGAGAAGCTCATCGATTCGCGCGGAGCTGCAGAGGCTGGGAGTCGCGAAGGTGGATCTGGCGTATCGCGCGGTAAAGGACGAGGTCCACCGGGGCGAGGATGGACGACTTACAGCGCGAAGCGGAGACTCGGAGATCCCGGTGAAGGACTATCTGAAGCAGTTCGTGCAGGAGAATCCGGAGTTGCTGCCGGCGCGGATCACGGGCGGGTCGGGGATGGGGTCCGGTGCGAAGGCCGCACCGAGCGCAGGCGGAATCGACATCAGCAGGATACGGCCGGGAATGAGTCCGGAAGAACTCGAGAAAGTGCGGCAAGAGGTGTCGCGAGTCGCGAACCAGACATTGCGAGGCGGGTAAGGAGCCGGCAGGAAGGGGTGGAGTAACAGACGTCCGGTGCAGGTGGAAGGAAGAGACAAAAGGGGAGATCCATGGGAACAATTACATCAATTACGTCAGCAAATATTGCGAATGCAATCGTGAAGCTAGTTGCAGTGGACGCGTTGCCGGCCTTGGTAAGCAACTTGGTGATGGGCAACTTAGTCAATCGAGACTATGAACCGACGCTGGCCAATGCGGGGGAGACGGTGAACGTTCCGATTCCGCCGACGCTGGTAGCAAACAACATCGCGGAGGGCGGAACGGTCCAGCCGCAAAGCCCGAACTTGGGGAACGCGCAGATCGTGCTGAACACGCACGTGGAGGCGACATTCCAGATCCCCGACGTCACCAAGGTGCTGGCGGTGCCGGACCTGTTGAAACTGTACATGCAGCCGGCCGTGGTGGCGATTGCCGAACGCATCGAGACGGATATCTTGAGCCTGTATTCGCAGTTCAGCTCCAATGTCGCGGTGGGCACGGCGGGCGTCACGATCACGGAGGCAGTGGTGGATCAGGCGGAGACGGCGCTGTTTCAAGCCAAGGTGCCGGCGGCGGCGAGTAAGTACCTGGTGGTGGATCCGGTGAGTTACTCGGCGATGAGGCAGATTCCGCGCTTCAGCGAATATTACTCGGCCGGCGATGCGGGCCTGCGCGCGCTGGTGGAAGGCGCGGTGGGCAAGATCAAGGACTTTTTTGTATTCCGGTCGCAGTTAGTACAGAAGACGGGAAGCAGCCCGGTGAACACCCATAACTTGGCTTTTGCGCGGGACGCGATCGCGCTGGTGATCCGCAGACTGCCGCAGCCGTTGCCGGGAACCGGAGCCATCGCGGAGTACGCGGAAATGGGGAACTTCGGGATCCGCGTGGTGATGAGCTATCAGCCGAATACACTGGGGCAGCAGTTTACCGTGGACGTGCTGTACGGAACCGCCGTTCTGCGAAATGCGTTCGGCGTGCAAGTGAACAGCTAGCCGGCAAGGACCAAAAGAGGACCGCGGGCGGGCGCAGGGTAGCGCCAGTCCGCGGAGCAGAGGAAGCGGAATGGATCTACGAGCGTTTTTCCAAAAGTTGCGGAAGATCGAACAAGAAATCACCGAACCACACGTAATCGTGGTCAGCCACGAGACGCCCGATGGGGGCAAACCCGGACGACTGGCGGAGGTTTCGAGAAGCACTGCCGCAAGACTGATCCTGGAGGGCCATGCGCACTTAGCGACAGCCGAGGAAGCCGCGGAATTTCGAGCGGCCGCGCGGCAGGCTCTGGAAGAGGCACAGCAACGGATTCTGGCGGACAAAGTACAGGTGAGCGTGATTTCCGAGGCGGATCTGCGGGCGCTGAGGAGCGCTTCACGATCCGAGAAGCGATAGAGAACCGCGACGGCGATGGCCCTATTTACCGATGGTCCAATCAATGACGCGGGTGATCTGCAGAGGTACGAAGGGGACATCTTGAACGTCGCCGCAGCCGAGCACATCGACCTGGGAGCCAAGCTGCGACTTGCTCAGCAAGATCTAGGCAATGAGTTAGTGCTGTTCCTATTGCGCCGTTCGTCTTCCCTCGATGCAGGCCGCGACACGGGGCTGGGATTTCGGCGTGCCCAGGAGCTGTGCGACGTGGTGGTCAGCGAGCCAATGCGGCAATGGCACGTACATAAGACGCTGGCGATGATTTATCAAGATGCCTACAACAATCAGCTCAACGAGCGGTACCAGGGCAAGTGGAAAGAATATGAGCAGCTAGCAAAGGCGAGTAAGTCGACTTACTTTCAAATCGGCGTCGGCCTAGCGGCCGATCCGGTGCCGAAGGGACCGCTGCCAGCGCTTACGAGTGTGACTGGTCCAGGAACGGGCGCGACTTACTACGTGGCTGGCACATGGGTGAACGCGGGGGATCAAGAGGGAACTCCGAGCGAGTTTGCTGAAATTACGACTACCGACGGGCAGCAACTGACGGCGACCGTTGGATCAGCGCCGCCCAACGTGACGGGCTGGAATGTCTACGTGGGACTGTCGCCAACGACCGTGACTTTGCAAAACCAGAGCCCACTGGCGCCGGGAAGCGAGTGGATCATGACCTCCGGGCCTAACCCGGGCGCGGGATTACCGGGGGGCCAGAAGCCGAGTTGGTTTGTAGTGGACCATCGCACCATCGAGAGAGGCTGAGAATGCTGCAAATTGCGGGATGGAGCAGGCAAAAAGCGCTGGCAGTACTGGCTTCTGATGACGGCCTTCCTGCCGCAGATCATCGCACAGAATGTGACGGCAGATATCGCGGAGCAAAGCACTCCGAGTAAGTATCCGTTGGTTTATGTGTACTGCGACAAGGTGGTGAACGAACTTCGGGAGAAGTTTCGAGCATTTTCCGGCGAGGCACAGATGGTTGTGGAAGCGCGGGTGTCGCAGGACCGGCTGGAAGAGATCGAGACCAACTTACAAGCTTATGTGGATGCGATTACCCAAGTGCTGGACGATAACCGGGGCGATTGGGGAGATGGCGTGTTTTTCGACGGAGGATACGAGGTGAGTTTCGGGGGTGTGAAGCACGGCGGAAAGAATTTCCTGCAAGTGGCGAAGGTTTCATTCGTTCTGGAGATCAGCGCAGGTTAAGGGGCAGTCGGCATCAACACAGTATGTCCTACATCCTATCTAACGACAATCGGTTCTACGTCGCCGTTGAGGAAAGCTACGGGGCGGCAGCGGCAATAACGGCGAGCAACCGAATTCCGGCGGTGAAGTTAACGACCAAACAGCAGACCGAGAAAGTGCAGCGCGCGGACAAGACGGGATCGCGGACGTTTGCGGGGCTTCCGAGCGGGCTGCGCCAGCAGACCAGCTTCGGGCTCAAGACGTACATGGCAAACTGGGGCAACACGAGCGCGTTGCCGCCGCACGGTCCGTTATTTCAGGCCTGCATGGGAGGAACGCCGGCACAATCGGCGGGCGGGACGATTGCGAGCATGGCCGGCTCCACGAGTCTGACATTCGCCGCGCCACACGGTTTGACGCCCGGGGCGGCGGTGACGAGCGGCGGCGAGATCCGGTTCGTGACGGTGGTGGTGAACGCGAATACGATTCAGATCAACGCGCCGTTCGCCGCGACGCCGGCGATCAACTCGCAAACGGGACCAACGGCGATGTATCCAATGGCCGAGAGCCTGCCCAGCCTGACGTTTTACGACTATTGGAGTCCGACGACGGCAGTGCAGCGCATACTGGGCGGAATGGCGGTGGACACATTGTCGGTGAAAGTGAACGGCGATTTCCATGAATTCGATTTCAGCGGGCAGGCGCAGGACTTAGTGGACACGGCGAGTTTCGAGAGCGGCGAGTTTGGAATGTCGAGTTACCCGGCGGAGCCGAGCGTGGCGCCGATCAATTACTCGATCGTGCCGGGCAACTTAGGAGAGATCTGGCTAGGAAGCTCGCCCACGCAATTTTTCACGCTCACAAGCGCTACGGTCACGTTCTCGAACAATCTGGATTTGCGAGCACAGGAGTACGGCGCCACGCTGCCGCTGGCCATTGTGCCGGGGCAACGATCGGTAGAGATGGCGTTCAGCGTTTATCAAATGGATGATACTGCGACGGCGAGTCTTTACCAGGCGGCGCGTCAAAAGTCGCCCATCAGCGTGATGCTGCAGCTCGGCCAACAGCAAGGGGAGTTATTCGGCCTTTACATGCAAAGCGTGGTGCCGCAGGTGCCGGCCTTTGACGATTCCGATAAGCGGCTGCAATGGCAGTTTCAGAGCTGCCGGGCCCAGGGAAGCGTGAACGATGA